CTGAGTCATTCGAGGTATCATAAATGAATACATCTACTGCGTTACCTGTGATGGCTGAGGCATTACTAATAGCGTCTAAACTTTCATCGTCACCTAAAGCAACATCATTTAAGATTTCTGCTGTCATACGAAGTTCTACACTCTCACCACTAGCATGAGCATTAGATGTAGCATCACAAGTAAATGTAGTACCACTGATAGCTGTTACTTTAACAACTTCAGAGGTTAGGGATACATAAGTCCAATCACCTGAAGCGAGTGTTGGAAAGGCACTAGCGGATGCTACATTGAAAGAGGTAGCGCCTGCCGAAGGACTATCTGTTAGAGTAGTTACCGCGTTATTACTAAATTTAACAGACATAGCTGTCCTCCTGAATTAATTACTATTTATATAATCGTTCACTTTTTGTATAGTGTTTTTACGAAACTGTGATAGTCCAAGTGATAGTCATAGAGTCTGCTGCGCCTTTGTTCACTACTGAGAACACAGTACGAGCAAGCATATCACCACCTGTTGAAGCATCAAAGATACCTGCTTCAGTAATAGCACCAGTACCGTCACCAGCTGCCCAAGTACAAGCATACTCAATAGTATTGTTTGTTACTGTTGTGCTTGATAAAGCGTTTCTGTCTAGCTGAGTGCCTAGTGCTGTGTCGCCTGCTGCTGCTGCCGTTGTGCCTGTACCTACTGCCATGTGAGTCATTACTGTGTTAGCATTGTTCATACGGTCAGCAACCCATTCTTTACCTGCTGTTACTACAAGGTTGTTAGTTTCTTGTACTACTTCGTTATTTACTGCGATTGTTAAAGCACCTGTTAGTGCAAAGTTATCGTTAATCATTTGTCTTTCTCCTAGTTAAATGACATTGTATTTAAAGGTCTTTGCCCTACTAAGCCACCGTAATAATAATCTACAGTTACTTGGTCTGAAATACCCACTATGTTGCCCTTATTACCAAAGTAATCTTTGTTTACCAAGGCCGAATCATCAAGTGTAAAACTATCAGATAAAGTTTTTACTAATTGTAAACCATAAACATCATTAAATGTGGCTAAATCGCTCAATACTTTAGCGTGATTGAATGCTGTTATTTCACTAAATCCTAATGCGTCACCCTTATCTAATCCTCTATCAACTAAGAACGATGTATCTTGAGCGTTCATTGCCTGCGAGTTAAGTAGATTTACATTTAATGCGTTAGGGTTTTCATCGTAAACTTTGAACGTATCAACAAAGGTTTTAGTCAGGTGTACATCTCTAGTGTCGTTTAATGAGTAGCTGTCAGAATACGCTCTTACATATCCAACAGACCTACTAAAGTTATCACTGAAACCGAAGCTATCCGTGTAATCTCTATCGTATGATACGGTTCTACTGAATACATCGCTAAAGCTGAATATATTGCCTTTAGTGGAATCTACGTCTTTGTTTACTTGTGCTGAATCATCAAGCGCAAATCCATCACTCAAGCCTTTCATGATATTACGGATATAAGTATCACTAAAACCAATTGACTCGCTCTTAACTAATTCAGGTTGTAAAGTGTTTGTATCTGTTACCGTGTATGAATCTTCTACAGGGTGGTTGAGTACAAAACCTACTAATTCAACTAAAGCAATTCCGTCTGTTAAGTCTTTACTTGCGTCATAACTTAATACATCACTAAAGGTAAATACGTTACCCTTGTTGCCGAAGTAATCTTTGTCAACTTGTAGTGCGTCATCTAGGGTAAATGCGTCTGATATTGCCTTATTTAGCGTAGTTCCGTATGTATCTGATAAAGTGGTAGAGTCAGACTTATTTAAGCCTTGTAGGATAGATACTTCATCTAGCTGTGAAATGCTATCAGTTAGTGTTTTTCCGAATGAGCTACCTAGTAAATCGCTAAAACCAAATACGTTACCCTTGTCACCATAGAAGTCTTTATTAATTAAAGAGGTATCGTCTAAAGTAAACGCATCTTCTACATTTTTAATAAACTCATACGAATTTGTATCAGTGAATGAATAGCTATCAGTGAATGCTCTTACCCAATCTATAGCCAAGGTTACTACGTCTGAAACTGTTACTCTTCTGTCATCTTCAGAGCCATCGTCATTAAACTCATCTGCATTTAAAGCACCTAAATTTAGTTGGTTTTTATTTGTGAAGTCTTTATGATAACTTAGCCCGATAATATCAAGCATGAACGTCACATTGCCCTTATTACCGTAGAAGTCTTTATCAATTTGACTTAGGTCGTCTAGTGTAAAGGCATCATTGAATGCTCTATTGAATGATACAACCTTTGCGAAACTCTCAACCAATGCCAATGTTTCAGGTGCGTTCTTAGCGTATGACCAGCCTACTGCCTCATCAAGCGTTACTGTTTCTGATAGGTTTTTCTCTACAAGACTGAACTGTACATCGCTTAGGGTAGCTGTCTCATAAAACCACTGATTCTTACTATCAGGGTTGACGAAGGCTATCGCCTCTGCGGTGACATTAGTTGTCTTAGCAGAAAGACTTACGTGCTTTGTATCTGCTGACGCACGAACAACCGTAATTGTCGCTCTGATAGCCACTTTAGAATCCTGCTCTTACGTCAAACTTCAATAGGTCAGGTACGCTCATGTATTTACCATTAGAATACTCCAACTCAATCTCGCCTTCATAATCACCACTAATTGAGTCTAGGTCTGTTAAGCCCCAATTCATAATAACACGTCCTTCAGTATAAGGTGCTACCTTTGTACAGCTAATCGTTGCTTTAAGCGTGGTTGAGCCTACCTCTCTAAACTTTAATCTGACTGCTGACACATTAGTAATGTCAATCGGATTCCAAGTTGAAGGGTCTGTAATGCTAAGAGTAGTTCCAACTGCTGCTAGGTTACTATCTCTTAGCGTAATATCTAACTCAGGTAGGTCGTCACCTGATACTAATTTAATTGTGTTGTAATACGCCATTCTGTTTCTCCTGATTTTTTATCTGTTCTTTAGTCTTTTGTAATTCTTCTTCAGTTGGTTGAACATTCTCGTGCTCTATAATACTTTCAAACTCTTGTTCTATCATTATACTTTCTTCTAATAGTCTAATCATAATCTGCACCATCAATCATAGGCATTGTCTTAGTCTTGTAATACCACCCTCCCGAGCTTCCTGCAAAAGCAGACGTTGGGTTGACGCAAACTCTGTTAGTTGTAACATAATCATTGCTAGGATGATATCTGCCTGATGGAGTGGTGCTAAACACATTAACCCCATCAGGGATAATAGACACAAAATGTCTGTAATACAACATATACCAATACATATCTCCCTCAAAACAAAAAATGGAGTTCCATTCGGTATAAGCCATATTATTAAAGCTACAGTTAAAAGCAGGCTTATCAACATTTCTACTTGACCAATCTCCCACCAAGAGTTTTCTTTGGTCGACACCAAAACTTCCACTCGGAACGCTATTGAATGAAGCACCCCACTTAGCAATTAACGGCTTAAAACCACTGTCATAGGCTAATGTTGTACCGTCTGCTTTATATGTTCTAAAGCCATACGCATCGGTTGATGGCGTTGAGCCTGATTCATTGAAGACATATAGGCAAGCGTTTTTAGGATAACCACCATAAGACCCAATAACTGTGACCTCCCATGTGTCGCCTGTTGTGTTATATATATTATGAACCACTGCAAGATTAATTTCATTAGTATTCGTCCAAATCCAACTGCCTCCATTTATCACGCAAGAGGACATATCGGTATATGTGGCATTTGAACAAGTGCCTACATCGTCATAAGGTAAGTATAAATAAACAATCGGAAACTCAGTAGATGTCACCGTAAATGTCATATAGGTCATATAGGCATAAGAGGCTGTTGTGTAGGCTGTAATTTTCCCTATAAACTTTAGGTTATCCTCTTCTTGACCAATGACACGAACACCACTATTGTTTAAAAATGCTAATCCGTAACTCATTCTACATACACCAAAAATTTCATCTTACTGTTGGAAACATAGGTACTCCACGAGCTTACCACCTTGCCTACGTTTGTATAAATAGGCGTTCCTGAAATTGTGTACACTTGCGTAGCAGGGTCTGCTGTAATAGTCTCTCCCGGACTAGGGAATACATTAAACATAAAGTCAGGAGTGTTATCCAACATTGTTTCTACTACTACAAAAGCAGATGTTATATCAGTACCCCACACATAAGACTTACTGTATGCGGTCGTACCTACAACTTCAAAAGAATCATGCAACATTAGGCACGTACTAGAACCATCAAAATGTAATGAGCCATCTTCTCCAAATACTTGAAAACCGTATGTACTCATTAAAGTTTACCAAGCTTTAATCTTAAAGTTGAGCCGTCATAAACAGATAAAGTTTCGTTAGTTATTTGAAGTCTTGACCCGCCTGCCGTGCCACCTATGATAGTAATACCACCTGAGCCTACTTGTAATGTTCCTGTTGTCATTGTACCCAAAGCAGATGTAATATCACTTATTCCTTGCGTACTAGGGTCGAAGTCAATTGATGCAATTGAGCCTGTGATAGGAATCCACCCACTATTGGCATATGGGTCAGTTCCGTCATAGCGGTAAATCTGATTGCTTGCGTCTGTCTCGTACCAAATATCATCCTCTTCAATATCAACAGATGGGTAGTCCGCCTGTGAGAATGTTGTTACACCGCCACCGCCACCACCACCCACTAATGCAGATATAGCGTGATTATCAACTTGAACCCAAGCAGAAGACACACCCATAGCATTTACAGCTTTGATTCTTACATCAATAGTTGTGCCTGATGCTACGCCTATTATATAAATAGGAGAGCTGTCTGTTGTATGCTCTACATCCCAAGGGTTTTCACTAGGAGTTCCGCCTGCTATCCTTACTTGAACAATATAATAATCTACAAAACTGTCATTTGAATCCGTCCAAGTTAAATATATTCTAGGGCTTGTTGAGCCATCGTCATTAGTTACTTGGTAGTTTTCGCCACTATAGATACTTAGACTTGTTGGCGCTGATACACCATAAGGGTCAGGTAAGTTAGTGTCAGGCACTGTTGGTATCTGAGTAACAGAAGCCCATGAATAAATAGAATCTTGATGCTCTGCTAATGCCACAATAACATTACCGTCTGCTTTAAGAGATAAGTCAATAACTCTGAATGGCTTTGCTGACCAAGCAGGAGTTCTGTGCGTCACTGAAACAATGTCACCAATAGCAACTTGAAGCGCTTCTGCTGTTGCTAAAAACGAACATCTGATGCCTTCTCTTGACTTCTTTAAGATTGACTGAGCTATATGCTTTGCCTGATACACATTTGTAATCGTTGCTAGGTTTACTCTATGCTCTAGTTGGAATCCACCATCTTCTGATAACAAGGTTGTATATTCACTACTGCCCGCATCAGGGTATTCAACTTGGTCTTCTTGCCAGTTGTTTTGTGGGTTAGTGAACGTAGCAATAACACGATTGTATCTATTACTTCGCTTCTCACCTTCAAAACTAATTCCTTCTACAATGTGGTCTTCTGTAAATGCGAACAAAGGAGAGCCTGCTGCCTCAACAATTAACTTATAAACACCTTGAGTGTACGGCACTACACCTCTCATTCCTGACATGAATACTTTCATATTAGTCATTAATGTATTATCAGTGTTGATTACAGCATTACAAGAAAACATATCAATCGTTGAACCACTAGAGTAAGGCGTTACATTGATATCACAAATGTCTGCTGAGTTTTTCCATGATGCGTAATCAGATTCAAAAGATGTACTCGTCAATCCTTTTCCATATCTAGTGTTGGTCATATAATCCAACAAACATAAAGCAGGATTTTGTGAATATACTGTTGACCCATTTCTAGGGTCGTAAACCTTTCTGCCTAATACGTCTGCTTGAATATTAGGGATTGAGCCGAATACCTCTCTATCCCATTTAAGCCTTATACCCAAGTAAGCAACACCTTTTAATGTATGTGCTGAAGTCCAGCTAGGTGCGTTCAATAAGGTTGAATCTACTGTCTGAGTGTCCGAGCCTAGGTGCTTGTTAATCGTAACCAATCCACTGAATTTAGAATCTGTTGACAATACATCGTTAATCCAAATGTTCTGAATACTTTGTATCTCACCTTCGCAAAGGACTAATGCGATATAAAGGTAGTCGTTATCAGAACCACTTGTCTCTACAAATACCCTTGTTCCACCTACTTTTCTATTGCCGTAAATAACAGGAATCTGAGCGCTATTACTTTGTTTGTTTAATAAAACACCGTCTTGTTGGTCTTCAATGTCATCAGGGTCAGGAGACAACGCCCAAGATATGACTGCTGATACTATGAAACTTACAAACCACTCAAACATTACGTTCTACCCCACTTTAAGTCTTTAACTATATTTGCTGCAAAGTCAAAACCTTTGTCACCTGTAAAATGTAATCCTTGCGAATTGCTATTAGTCTTTCGTCCTGAGCGTTTTTCAAAGTCTGACCAGTGTGATGCTATATCCAATTCAATCACTGATGTATCCATAGTGTCTTTTACGTTGTAACCATTTATACGACCATCATAGATAAGCACAGGAGTTCCTACGATTGCGTTATTACTATCTAAGAAAGCTCTTAATACTCTAACTTGACGTGATACATAGCCTGCTGATAAAAAAGCCGATATAAACGATTGTTCTACGCCTGATAAAACTAACTTAGTTGAGCCTACTCTTAATTCAGCAGATTCTTTTACAGTTTGAACATTAAGAAAATGACTGCTTGCAGAATAAGTATGACCACTATAAGTAATATCCTGTCCTGCGTCTGTTAGATAAGATGTTGATGCAAGATGTATCTCCAATAAGTGGCACATCTTGATTGAATCTCCACTTAATACTGTTAATAGTGACGTGTCTAAGCTTCTACTCATAGAGCCTCAATGAAGTCTACTTCATATCTAAATAGACCATCGTTACTCATGCCGAATGATTGAACGTCATTTCTTAGCCTTACCTTCATCGTTACGTTGTCGTAGTTAATTGTCTCATCATTTGCTACGTTAGAGCGAAGAGGTGGCTGTATATCGATAGATGTCGTGTTACTTGATGTTTCGGTATGACCAACAACCATATAGACCTTATCATGGCTAAATTTAATCATGTCACCCTCAACTACCGTACCTGTAATTCCGTCCACTACTATTGTAGTTTGGCCTGCTGCCTTAGTACCGTTCACTCTTAACGTGCCTGATGCTGTACCTCTAGCATCTTCAAGGATAGGGATTCTTACTGTGAAGGTTTCTGACTGGCCACGTTGCTTCATAATATAAGCATATACAGGCATAAAGTCTGCTTGAGTCATAGGTGGGTATTTTGCTGAGAACTCCCAATACTGACTTGATAGTTTTCTTGATTGTGTTCTACCGTTTACAGTCTGTGATGTTAGAGTCTTATCATTAGACTTTAAGTTCACTGACTGAAATACGGGTGTCGTTGGATATGCCATTAAGCTGTCACTCCTGTCATGCCTCTATCGTTCATAGCTTGATTAATAATGCCTACAATCATGCCTCTACGAGAGTCTAATAAATTATCAAAACCTTGCGTGTCGTTTGCGGTAATGTTGAAACTTACATTTACGTTGTTAGTCTCACTACGTGAGCCACCTGAAGACATAGCATCATTTGGAATAATTGTGCCTGTTTTGTTTGGAACGAATAACTCAGCACCTTGCTCACCAACTACATAAGGCTGGTTTCCTGTCACAGTACCACCGTCAGCTCTGAACATACTAGAGAAATTGAAAGCGTTTGCCATTCCTTGAGCCAATGGTTGTGCTACTTTAATTTTAATAAATTCAGCAAGAACAACCCTTGCCATATCTTTAACAGATTCTTTAAGGTTTTGCGTACCCTGACCTATGTTCATAATCATGCTTGTAATAGAATCTGACATTGAGTCTGTTAATCCTGCCACTTTTTTAGCAATATCAAGGTCATCCATTCGTTTAATTGCTTGAGTATATGCGTCTTGTGCTTGTTTTGTTAATATAGCCTTTTGCTCTAAAGATGTTTTTTCTGCATCGTTAATTCTTAAAACCTCAACACCGTATTCTCTCTTTAACTTTTGTCTTTTTGTTTCTTCTATGCCTACTGTTTTAAGTTTATTTATGTATTTATCAACATCAGCACCGGCTTTTTTCATTATCTCGTCTTTCTCATCTGATGCTGTTAATTTTGCTTTTGGTTTAACACTATCATCTATAATGCCTTGCATTGTAGCAATCTCTTTCCTGATTTCTTCTGCTGTATTTTTTAAACTTGCCAATGATTTTTCAGCAAGTTTTTTACCAATTTTTTTAGACACTTTAGCCATGTCAAAGTTATTTATCTTTCTTTGTACTCTCGCTAACTGTTCTTGGAATTTTTCAAGGTCTGATTTGGCGTTTCCAACTACATCAATACCACCTGCTTTCCTAACCCCTATAATTGCTCTTGTTACCGCATCAATACCTTCTGACAAAGCAGCAATACCTGCAAATGCTAATTTGGCTTTCTTACCGCCTAACAATGCTATAACTAAACCATACTCTCTAACATAAGGTGGCAATCCTAAAAACCCCTCAATAATACTACCAAAAGCCTCACCAAGAGTAACAACAGACTTACCAAACTTCTCTACATTTGCTAGAGTAGAAGGTTTACCTAATGATTCTGTAATACTCAGTACAACATCTTTAGTCATTTCAAATACACCGCTATCGGCAAATTGAATCTTTAACTTAAACCAAGCATCTTCCATCATTGATACTTGACCTTGGAATGTCTTGGCTAATTCGGATGTTGCACCCTTCGCTGTGGTAGTTCCCTCTTCCCACATTTCTTTAAGTCGTGTCTTTGTTTGTTCGGCACTATATGTAACACCTGCCTCAAACCCTAAGAATGAAGCAACACCACGCTCACGGAATAAGTCAGCACTAGCAATACCACTTGCCATTGCTCTTTGTAATTGTTCTGCTGTTTTAACGAAGTCAAGACCGGATACCGCTGCGATATCACCGGTCATTTCTAATAGACCGTTTAAATCGTCAATATCATCTGTAACTGTTAATAAAAGCGGAGAGGCTTTTTGAATATCCTCTAGTGCGAATGGCACTTTAGACGCAAAGCCTGTCATAGTATCAAAGGCTTTTCCTGCATCCTTTGTACTACCTGTTAAGAATTTAAGACGCACTCTCAGACTCTCTAAACCTGACGCACTTTGAATGACGGATTTCATTACCGCCCCTGCACCTAACGCACCCATTGCGCCATTTAGTGAGAATATCTGGTCTTTTACACGCTTGGCTGTATTACCAATGCCTTTAATACCGGCTTTAGCTTTCTCAACACCGTGGGCGCTGACCTTTATTCCTAGTGATGCTACTTGATTAGTCGCCATCTTTATCCTCTAGTTTGAAGTAGGCTATCCAACCATGAAACTCATCAACTGTCATTTTATCTATCTCATAAACAGTCTTGTGTAAGCGATTCGCAAGTGCGTACTTTGCATATAACTCGGAATCGCCCTTTAGTTTCCCTCTTGTTCCTCAATAGTTTGAGAGGTTGATAATTCGCCTACAACTCGTGTAATTACATCCGGTGATGCACCATTCATTAAATCAACCTTATCACTAATAGTAAACACTTTATTGCCTTCTTTGTCCAGCGATTTTAAGATTAAGGTTCGTACCATGAATTCAAAGTCATCGCCTTTAGCAAATTTCCAAAGTGATTTCTTTTCCGCCATAGTAAACGGTGTGCAATAGATAACAGTATCCCATTCAGGTACTTCAATTAACCTAGTCTCTAGTTTATCAAAGTGCGCCTTAACGTTATCTAAAATACTCATTACGATACAGTAGCCCAAGTAACAGCACCATTAGCTTCAAATGAAACTGAAGTCTCAACCATACCGTCTAGTGTAGTTGATACACCTTTCTCAGTAATAATTGCTGATAATTCAGCGAATGTGTCGCCTGTTGTCGCACCTTCAGGATATAACTTTAATGCTACTTCAGCACCTACAGTCATTGCGCCTTGACCTGTTGTGTCAGTCTCATCCCAAAAAGCAGTCATAGAGCCACTTGCTGATGTTAAGCCTACAGTCTTGGTACGTGCTGTGTCTCCTAGTGTAGTGTCGTCAATAGTCTCTGCTGACTCTGAGACACTCCAATCCTTTACTTCTTGGATTACGTTTGAACCGATTTTAGCCGTTCCTTCGCTACCTTTATGATTTGCCATCTTCTTTCTCCGTTGTATTTACTTTTGTTTTTGTTTTTGTTATAGACTTTTCCGCCCAACCTTTCGCCTTCATTTCTTCAATCTTTGAAGGGTGTGGCGTTACACCTTCTTTATCACCGTTAGGTGGATATAAAATTACTGTTTTCATTCGTCTCTCCAATATGGAATAGTTACATTTACCTGATACCAAATATCATCAGCCCCTATTGTTTCAATACTACCAACTCCACAAACCACATCATTAAACTTTCTACCATCAAATATTGATGAGGCGTAATCTGCATATTGTCTTATTGTACTAGTTCCTGTGTCTCTTGGAACGAAGATTTGCACAACTATAATTCCGGTATGGCGTTTTAATTTGTTAATCGCTCTATAATCACCTTCACCGTTTAATATATTTAAACGAACCCAACCTTCATTATTCGGAGTATCAAACTCTACATTCTCCCATGCAACCGGAGTATATGTCCAGTATTCAGAGAATCTGTTTTCAATTGCTAGGCGTTCCTTTTCAAATGACATTATTTAAAACTACTCCTAATCTCATTCATAGTAACATCAACCATGCCTTTAGGTGCTTGTTTACTACTACCCTTTTCTAACAATCCGATATACGGTAATGAGTTAGTAATATATATACTATGTTTACCTGAAAACTTTTTAAAAGGCTGTGTTGTTGTGGCTTCATTGTTTACAGATGCGTTAATACTGCCTTCTGACATATTCCAATTTGCTCTAGCACGACCTGTATCAACAGGTGTTTTTCTAGTTACACCGTTATAAGCATGAAGTGTTATTTTTCTAACAACTTTATCCACCTCTAAACCTGCCTTCTTAGCAAACTTTTTGATTTCGTTGTCAAATGATGATATGCTCATCCCACTTTCCTAACTGTTAATGTGTATGACGCACCGGCAGGGTCGCTATCAACCTTGCTTATCTTGTGTACTTCAGACCCTCTAATAATTAAATCATTAGACTTAGGTGTGAAAGTCAAACCTTTGCTAGAGAATAACACGTTTAATTCACCTGTATTTCCATTAGATATTACCCCACTTCTAAAATCTTCACTCGCTACACTTACTATAGCCTTAATCGTATGGTCGTTTTCATCTTCTGCCAATTGACCTGAATAAACATCATAATCAGCATTTCCCTTTACTCTATAAGTTACCGTTTCCGCTATGTCACCAGTGGCAGATATAGCAGAGCTTACTGCGCTAAGTAGCGCATCTCTCAATCCCATTAGGTTCTAACCACCGATACAGTGCCAAACTTAGCACGAGCATGAATAGAGCCCCATCCTCTTAACATTTCCTGAACAATAGAAGGCATTACACCTGCCGTATCGTTTTTATCAAATGTTAGTGAAATATCGCCAACCTCTAGACTTGTTAGGCCTTTACCTTGAGCATCACCAGTTAGGTCTCCTGCTAAAAGGTGTCTAGCAAATTCAGCTGTAGCATTCTTTACTGGTTGTGGAACTATCGTAGAAGATACGGTAAAACCGTCATCGGTAACACCTGTTCTGCCCCAAGCCAAAGCTTGAGTGCTAGAAGTCTTTGCGCCTACCCATTCAATCTTCTCGTCTAAGATACGAGTAGCCATCTTTAAGGCTATCTCCTTATTGGCTTCTGTAGAAGCTGTCCAAGTTGTAGCGTATAAATGTGTTGCGTGGTAGGCATCTGCGTCTGATACTGAAACATAGCTATCTGCTGATGAGCCGTTTGGAGTTGCGTCTAATGCCATAATTTTTCCTTAATAAGTACCCCCAAGGTAATGAAACCAAGGGGGATTTTATCAAACTGTATTAGTTATTAATACCGTTTAACATTGCTAGACCCTTCTCAGAGAAGTTAGCTAAGCCGTTGTAGAACTTAATACGAGTAATAGTCTCGTCTTTAGTCTCACTTGAGCCAATCTCTTCAATAGAAACACCTGCGTTACCAGCAGCAGTTAAGCCAGCGATACCGTGTGTCATTGAACCGTCATCTAATGTACCCATAACAATTGAAGTACAAGTTGAACTTGAACCACGCGTCTGGTTTACAGGGATGTAGTCATTACGGAAGATTGGAATACCACGGTAAGTAGGTACTTGAACGCCTGAAGGTAAAGTCATAACTTCACCGATGCCTGCGCCACCCAATGCTCTAAGCAATGCGTAGTAAGAACGAATCGTACGAGCGTTCATCATCATGTAGTCAACAGTACCGTCTTTATCAGTTACTTTGTCTAAAGTCTCATCTAACAAGTCATAAGATAAAGCAGAACCGTTAGTTGCGCCTGTCTTAGTTTGTGCTGTTGTAGCTAAAGACAATAAACCTGTGATTTGGTTACTTGAACCTGCACCATTGATTAGTTTATCTTGATAAGCACGACCAATTGACTTAGCCTTAGAAGCAACTTGTGCTGCTTTCTGGTCAGTAATGTTTGAACGTGTGGCTTGGATTAAACCGTTTACTTCAGCGTCACCAACTAATGTTGTCAACGTAGATGTTACAGTGTTAAAAGTCGCTGCCGCTTTACCTGCAGAGATTGTAGAGCCTACGCCTGTCCATTCCGCTGCGCCTAATGCGTTCTCACGGTTGTAAGATAATGCATTACCGTCAATTGCTTGGAAAGGTAAGATGTCATAAAAAGGATTTACTGTAATGACGTTTTCAATAACGCCAGCTACAAGCATGTCCTGTGAAAGTTTTGCTGATTCAGCAAGAGTTACAGATGCCATAATGGAATCTCCTATATATGCCCTTTATTAGTTTTATAGGGCAGTAAAAAAAATATTCTGCTACTATATTACCACGGGTTATATGTAGGGTTACACACCATTCTATGGCGAGTTGACGCTAATATAACATAAAAGAAAAGAAAAAGGGAAATAACTTAATCGGGGCTTAGGGGATTGGGGGATTTCGGACAAAAAAACCCTCTAACTAAAGAGGGTAAAAATGGAGATTTTTTACCTAGGAACTATTTTTTAGCGAATCCGTATTGTAGCTTCTCTAATGCTGTCATATCCTTAGAGCCTGCTCCGACAAAAGATTTGCCATGCTCTGAACCACCACCTTGTGATGATTTGAATAAATGAGGTGCTACGTCTTGTTGACCCTTAACCCACTCCTCTACTGTCATTGGCTCGGCTGAAGAGCTACCGTAAATAATACTTCCAGTAGCGTCATGCGGGATAGCTTGACCATCTTTCAAGGTAAACACAGCTTTAGAACGTAAAAGAATATCATCAATAGCAGTATCAACTACACCTGCCTTAGTTGCTGAATCTCTTACTGCGCTATCAATAACCAAACCTGCTAACTGACTATGAAGAACAGAGTTCTCACTTGTTAGCTTCTCCATATCTACACCATGTGTTTTAATCATGGCTTTAGTACGCTCTTCTAGTAATTCATCAATCTTGCCTGCGTCAATAAGAGTTTTATCTTTTTGGTCTTGTTGAAGTTTAAGCATGTCGTTGTAGTTATCTAAATCGATACCATCAAACTTAGCGCTTAATGTTTCCATATCTTTCAATAACTTAACATTGTTAGTACGGAACTCGTCTAACTTTTTCTTGGTCTCTTCTGATTTGTTTTGTAGGTCTAGAAATTCTTCTTCTGTGTATGTCTTTGGGTCGTCCATTTTATTCTCCGAATAATTATTAAATTGTCTCTGACGTTATGTATTTTACATAAAGTTAAGATATTTAAAGGTTTATTTCTTTTATCACAGAATCTGGCATAAAACGTAAACACGCAGGATAGACGGCTTTAGTTTTTAGTTTTTTGTTTTTAACTAATTCATAAACAGGTAGATTACTACCTCCTTCAACATAATCAAACACATACAGTTTTTCATCGCCATTTGTTATTATTAAATCACTCATCTTAATCTTACCTCAATATCGATTCCCGCCTTTCTCAATTCTGCCTCTATCGCCTTCTTGGACGCTGGTGTTTTAACTAAAATATACTCAACTTCCTCTAGGGTTAGCTTTCCGTATATCTGGGCTTCTACATACTCACCCTTTGTAACTCTAAGCAAATCTTTATAATGAGCTGAAGCCATAAAGTCATCTGCCTCTTTAAACGTGTTTACTGAGGCTTGATATGTTGTGTCTGTAGTGTGCCTAAAATTTCTGTAGAAACTCTCCTCATTAATCTTGTTAATAGGAGATGGTGGTGACGACTGACCAACGCTCGTTGCGTTTCCATTATAAGAGTCGCCAAAGGTTACGGTTGTTCTTTTTCTCACCGAGTCTTTAAACACGATAATATTCTCACCGTATTTAAAATCATCAATTCTATCAAAATCAAACTTGTCTTTAGATGCCACAAACCCATACTTAGGGAAGTTTGTAACATCGTCTATGTCGTCTATACCAAACACATCCTGCTCAAGCCCAATCCTTTCCATCCCTGCGGTTTTGTATGAGCCTTTCCCAGTTTGGAGACTATTCATAACTTCTTTTTGTCTTATGGCTTGTTTTAGATTTTTCTGATTGAAAGCCATGTGTATCTTAACACTATCTTTTGATAATGCTTTTGTAGCCTGTTCACTTAAAACATCAACAGTTTCGCCTGTTATTCTCATACTAACCAAGTTATTCTTTGATGGTGTAATTTCCTCGCCCATAACACGCTTCAAATCCTTATCCCATCCTTGATTTGTTTTCTGTATTTCTTTTCGGGCTGTATCATAACTTTTTTCCAAGTTCACATACGGCACATCAAAGACAACATCATCAACCATTCCCAACTTGCTTTGTAACTGCCCCAAAGTCAGCGGGTTTCCACTCTGGTCAACTAAATCACTAAAGCCTAGTTTGCCGTCTTTCCACAGTTTGCGTTTGCCCTTGCCTAACACATCTTCTTGAAATGCTTTAGGTTTTCCCTTTAGCCACTCTTCATAACCTTTCTTCTTAGATACTTGGCCATCCATACTGGCTCTAGTTGATTCGGGGATTTCTTTCATCTTACGTTTAGCCCCTAACTCTTCCCAACTCTTAATAATTGGTACTTGGGTTGAGCGACAATTCCAATGAGCGGTTACTCCCGGCCACAAAATATTATGACCAATAGGCTTACGATTGTTATCCCATGTTAAGCCGTCAAGGCTTTGGCAAGTGTGGGATGTTCTGTTGTCTAAAGTTGCTACCCACTCTACACCTTTAACAATATCGTCATTCTCAGCGTATGTTTGTAGTCTAGCCTCGTTTGCTATTGATTGAATACTTGTTCTAACTAAGGCATCAGCACTTCTATAGTTGGCAAACAAAGCACCATCTTTATATCGGTTTACTTTCTTACCCACTAGGTTAGATATGATTTGGTCTGTAGTTTCACCCTTCATCATTCCAGTACGAACCGTATCAGAAAACTTTAATCTAAATGCCTCACCTCTTCTAGCCCACCACTCTTTAGATGGTGCGCCTTCAAATAAAGTCTCACTTGCTATGGCTTTTAACATTCCACGGCTCATAGTTGTAGATGCTAGTTCAGCACTAATGGCTGTATTAAGGGATGCTACTGCTTGTGCCTCAGCCAATGAAGCGACTTGTGAAAGTTCGTCAAGGCTATCCTTCGCAACTTGTACATACGCAGTTTTGATAGTCTCACGAGTCTGGTCAAGCAAAACCTTGAGCCTCTTCTTTTGTGTTTGGGACATTTTAGCATCCCATACGGTAGATTTCTTAATCGCATCTACTAAGTCTGATTCAAGTGTTTTGAGTTGTTTAAGTACGCGTTTCTTAACCGTTGTCTCTAATCGTTGTAAATCAACAGAGTGTCCGGTTATCTCGTCAAGTACCTTATCATTGACTGACATTACTCAAGTTCGCCAACCTGTAC